CGAACCCTGCCAGGCCAGCAACGCCGGACAATAGCCCCTGACCGGGCGACGATACGGCGCAGGGGTAACTCAAGATGAGAGGGCGGCGAGTACCGAGGGCTAGTCACCCGAGGGAAACCGGCCCGCAGATCGGTTTGATTCCGATTGCCTCGCGCGACCGGGTGTCAGGTAGTGCAATTCTCCGGATCGAAACCCTGACCACGCGTTGAGTGCTGGGACACAAGGGAGCCTGTAAAGCTCTCGCCTTCGGGCTAGACCGGTTCGATTCCGGGGCGGCGCACGGAGACTAGGACGACCCCTTGCGGGGCTACGGGCGGCACGCACTCCCCACCGGCGATCCCGGTTCCTAGTCAAGCCTGCATAGCCCAACGGAAGAGGCGCACGCCTTAGGAGCGTGAGGTTCCCGGTTCGAATCCGGGTGCGGGTACGCGATACCACTTCCCCACGTGGGGAAGTGCCGAAAGGGGCATCATGCGCGTTGCAGCAACTCGACGACGCCGTAAGGCGATTGAAGACGGCAACGACGCTGCCCGTCGGCTTCGTAAGACCATCCGCGCTGCGGGTGGCTCTCGCTGTGCGCGCTGCCCCTGCTGGGTGCTCGCCTCGGCGCTCGACGTCGACCACATCCGTCCGATTGCCCATGGTGGCGAGGACGTAGACGAGAACGTTCAGGCGCTCTGCCGACCCTGCCACAAGCTGAAGACGCGAACCGACTTCGGCTTCTCGAACACTCCCTTCTGAGGTGCCCTTGACCTACTCGACTACGCCTCGCGTCGGTCAGTTCGGACTGACTGAAATCCACGGCCTTACCGGTCGTGCGGTCGAGCTAGGTCAGCGCCTCATTGGCTCCGGCTCGCGCTACACGCACGCCTTCGTGTACGTCGGCGAAGGCATGATCGTGCAAGCTCAGCCGGGCGGCGCTGTGTGCGTCCCACTGGACACCGTTCAGGGCGAGGTCGTGTTCAGCGACTTCCCGCTGACTGGCCTCGAAAATCTTCGTATCGCTACCGCTGCAAAGTGGCTAGTCGGTACGCCTTACTCGTTCCTCGACTATGCCGCCATTGGCGCGGCTCGACTGCTGCACACGAAGCGCCTAGAGCGCTACGTCAGCGACCGAGGACACATGATCTGCTCTCAGCTAGTCGACGTGGTTTACCGACAGGCTGATATCGAGCTGTTTCCCAACCGCATTCCCGGTGACGTCACTCCCGGCGACCTAGCCCGACTGATCGGAGCCTGATGCCTTTCTGTCGAGCCTGTCCGTCGGACGCCGTGTGCCATTGGGGACGACGTCCCACAGACGCCGAGCTTTCCGCGCTGAACACCGTTGAGACCGAGCGGCGAGCACAGATCACGCTTCTAGCCGACCCTGAACAGCCACCCGCATTCCCGTCGCTGCCTACTGCGGCGGATACGGTCATGGCTGTTTATGCGTGCGCGGCGCATGGCCTGACCCTAGATCTAGCGGCCCATATACACGCTGCCGGGTGCACTGCACCGAATACAGCCACCCTGCCTAATTGTGACTGCACACCCGAGCCGTTGCCTGTAGCTAACCCTGCCGACGGCAGCGACGGCCCACCGGACGGCACCATGCCTACAGGCTGGGCATAGTGCCTAGGCGACCGTGTCTCGACTGTTCGAGGCTGACGTCTAACGCTTCGCGCTGTGATACATGCACCACTGTGTATGCACGGCGAGTGAACGCATACCGTGGCAGTGCTACTAACCGTGGCTATGGGTATGCATGGCAGAAGCAAGCCATACATATACTCACACAGCACAAGGCAGTGCACGGTGAAGTGTGCAGCGGCTACCGCACGGTAGCGCATCCGGCTACCGACCTGACGGTTGACCACGTCATACCTAAGTCAGCAGGTGGCACGGACCGCCCGGACAACCTTCAGGTTCTCTGCCGTAGCTGCAACAGTCGCAAGCGCAGCAGGCTCGACTAGCCACCTCCCCACGTGGGGAGGTGCTTCGCCCTGAGAAGTGCCGTGTTGGCACGCTGCATATTCCCTGCATATATATGCGACCCCGGGGGCGGTTTATTCATTAGGCGCGCGAACCTTGCAGACCCGGCCCCCATGGCTGAACACACGGCCGCAAGTTAGAGACCGGGGGGTATGGCTCCGAGGCTGCATAAATCGTCGAAAGAGGTGGTTTTCGCGTGCCCGGACCACCCCCGAAGCCCAACGAACAGAAGCGAAAGCTAGGTAATCCCGGCAAGCGTGCCCTTCCGGCCGTAGCCGAGGTCACCCCGCTGGCACCGCTTCCCTTCGAGCCCCCTGCCGACCTCGGTAAGGACGGTATCGACTTCATTCGCGGCGTGGTCGCCTCGACGCCATGGCTAGCCGACACCGACCGTCCAACGGTCGAGCTTGCGGCCCGCCTGGTCGACGAGTGCGCAGAGATGGCTCGCGACATTGACGAGACCGGTCGGCTTCACATGACCGAAAAGGGTTACCCCGTAATCAACCCGCTGGTCGGCGCGCTCGCCACTAGCCGGAAGCAACTTCATTCCGTCCTCGCGTCCCTCGGGTACACGCCTGCCGACCGAACCCGTATGGGTCTCGCCGAGGTCAAGGCGAAGAACGCATTCGAAGAGATGTTGAGCAAGCGTGCGAATAGGGAGTAAGCGTGTCTGACCAGAACGATTACCAGAGCTGGAACATCTCATGCACCTTCTACAGCAACTCGGGCGGGGGCGCGGTGCTGATGGTGCAGAACTGCCCGGATATCGCCTTTCCTGAGTTGACCGACGCGGTCGCCCTAGCCCTCGCCGAGGGCTTCAAGGCAGCGTGGCCGGAAGCCCTTCAGTCTCAGGTTCAGTGCACCGTTCAGCGCACACACACCGTGCTCGTGCCCGTGTCTGCCGACCTGACTGCGACCCCGCCCGCTTTCCCGTCCTAACTCCGCAGTGAGGTGCCATGGCTTCGCCGTTCTACCTGACTCCGGTCACCGAGGAGGAATCTCGGGGCGGCGACGGCGACGACTTCGGGAACTTCACTCAGTTTCTACGGGTGACCAAAGACTCTGTCGGCGGTTCCGCTGGCGAGCCTATGATCATGCGCCCGTGGCAGACCGAAATGATCGGTCGGCTACTTGCTCGACGGCCCGACGGCCGACTCAAGCACCGACAGGCATTGATCGGCATCCCGCGTAAGAACGGGAAGAGTGCCCTCGGTGCCGGTATCGCGCTGTACGGGCTCGCCTTCGGCCCTTCGGGTGGCGAGGTCTTCTCTTGCGCTGCCGACAAGGAACAGGCGCGAATCGTCTTCGGCGTCGCCAAGAAGATGATCGAACTAGAGCCACAATTCAGCGGGATGTTCAAGACCTACCGGGACGCAATCGAGTTCCCGGCGACCGGCAGCGTGTATCGCGTGCTGTCGGCCGAAGCCTTCACGAAGGAAGGTCTGAACCCGCACCTAGTTCTGTTCGACGAAGTCCACGCGCAGCCAAATCGTGAGCTATACGACGTCATGTCGCTTGCCACGGGTGCCCGTGTCGAGCCCCTGCTAGTCGGCATTACGACTGCCGGAGTCAAGTCCGACTCAACCGGCGGCGACTCGCTCTGTTACGGCATGTATCAGTACGGGATTCAGCTTGCCAAGGGTGAGCTAGTCGACCCGTCCTTCTACTTCGAGTGGTGGCAAGCCCCCGAGGGGGCCGACCACACCGACCCTGCTGTATGGGCCGACGCGAACCCCGGTTACGACGACATTGTGTCGGCGGACGACTTCGCCTCGGCCGTGCTGCGGACTCCCGAGAACGAGTACCGCACGAAGCGCCTGAATCAGTTCGTCAGCACGGCTACTACGTGGCTCCCTGGCGGCGCGTGGGACGCGTGTGTGGCCTCGGAGGCCGACCGCGAGATTCCCGACGGCACAGAGGTGGTCTTGGGCTTTGACGGGTCGTTCAACAACGACTCGACGGCCCTAGTCGTCGTCTCCTGCCCCGAGGGCGAGGACGCGAAGCCGTATGTCGACGTCGTCGCCGCGTGGGAGAAGCCACGTGAGAACGGCAACGACTGGTCGGTGCCCATTGTCGACGTCGAGGCCGAGATTCGCGCCGCTTGCCGACGCTGGCAGGTCCGGGAAATCGTCTGCGACCCGTACCGCTGGGCGAGGACGTACCAAATCCTCGAAGACGAAGGCTTGCCGGTCGTGGAGTTCCCGCAGAGTCCGGCCCGCATGGTGCCAGCGACACAGCGGTTCTACGAAGCCGTAATGAACAAAACCGTGACGCACTCAGGTGACCCCCGACTAGCGCGGCACCTCTCCAACTGCGTTATCCGAACCGACAGTCGGGGTTCCCGGCTGTCCAAGGATTCCAAGGGTTCGCCCCGGAAGATCGACCTCGCCGTCAGCGCCGTTATGGCGCTCGAACGTGCCTGTGTCGAGCCCGAACGTGAGCCCGAGGCGCAGTTCTTCAGTTGGGCCGACCTATAAGGGACACACCGTGATTCTCAAGCGCCTTAAGCCACTCGTCACCGGACGCCGTTTCGGCGCAGTGACCGACCTAGCCGGTCTCGGCTTCCTGGTCGGCTCCGGGTGGCACTGGGGGACAACCCTCGGCCTCGCCCTAACCGGCGTTGCCCTCCTGCTAGTTGGGCTGGTGGTGAGCACGGATGAGCCTACTCAGCCGAGCAGCTAACGCCGCTCAGTCCTCGCGGGGAATGATGGTCTCGGGCGCTGGTGACCCGTGGGCGATCCCCTCGAACGGTTCCCTCGCTGGCAACGTGCACTCCGGTGTCGTCGTCACCGAGGACACAGCGATGCGCCTTACGGTCGTTGCTGCTGCGGTCCGGATCATCAGCGAGGCTGTTGCCGGACTGCCGTTCGACGCTGTGAAGTCCGACGGCGAGATTCGGAAGACCGTCGAGCCACCCCCGGCGATCATCTCTGACCCCTTCGGGGGCGGGGCGAACACAGCGCTACTCAGTCGGCGTTCCGGCTTCGGTCAGCTCATGGTCTCGCTACTGCTTAGAGGCAATGCGTACTGTGCCGTGCTGGCAACGGACCGCATGGGTCGACCGACCCGACTTCGCGTGCTCCACCCGGACAACGTCCGGTGCGAGTTTGACGACGAAGGTAACAGGGTCTACACGGTCGACCGCGAGCCCGTTCCGGCGAGCAGCATCGTTCATCTCATGGGCATGAGCTACCCGGGCGCAGCAACCGGGATCAGCGTCATTCAGTACGCCCGCGAGGCTATCGGCCTCGGCCTCGCCGCCGAGCAATTCGGGGCACGGTTCTTCGGCTCCGGTGCACACATGACCGGTCTGGTCGAGGTGCCCGGCGACCTCGACAAGGAACGCGCTCGACAGCTCAAAGAGTCGATGCAGGCTTCGCACGGCGGGCTCAGCAACTCTCACACGGTCGGCGTGCTGTCCGGTGGCGCTACGTGGAAAGCGATCAGCGTCACGCCGGATGACGCGCAGTTCCTCGGGACTCGCGCGGCTCAAAACCTAGACCTAGCAATGTTGTTCGGGGTTCCTCCGCACATGCTCGGGCAGGTCGACAAGACGACGTCATGGGGAACCGGCATCGAACAACAGGGTCTCGGCTTCCTGGCCTACACCCTCGCTGCCTGGCTTGGCCGGTTCGAGGACGCGTGGTCAGCGATGCTGGCACGTCCCCTCGCCGCGAAGTTCAACGTCGATGCGTTGCTTCGGACCGACGCCGCTGGCCGGATGGCCTTCTACTCCGCCGCACGCGCGGCGGGCATCCTGACTCAGAACGAGATCAGGGCACTTGAGAACTTCGGCCCGGTCGAGGGTGGCGACGACATCGCCGCTCCGCTGAACAGCAACGTGAAGCCCATGAAGGACAACGGCGCTTCCCCTTCCGCGCCGAAGGCTGACGATTTGGGGGCGGTGCTGTGACAGAACTCTCCGTGCGCGCGGCTCAGTTGGGCGTCGTCGAGAACCGAAGCCGACCCTTCGAGGGTTCCGAGCTTCGCGACGTCGCCGACGGCACGGGCGGTAACTCTCTTCGCTTCACGGGTTACGCGTCCGTCACTGAGACTCCGTACGAGATGCAGGATTGGCTAGGTGACTACACCGAAGTAATCCGGCGAGGTGCCTTCACGAAGACCCTCGCGAACGGGGCCGACGTCCCGTTCAAGCTGAACCATGACGGGATGACGCTGGCACGGACGAAGTCCGGGACCATGCGCCTCGCCGAGGACTCCACCGGTCTGCACGTCGAGGCCGATCTAGACCCGGCGAACCCGCAGGTTCAGGCGCTCCGCTCCGCGATGGACCGGGGCGACCTCGACGAGATGTCGTTTGCTTTCCGCGTGAACTCTCAGGAGTGGTCGCCGGATTGGACGCAGCGCGACATTACCGAGGCGGACGTTCACAAGGGCGACGTCTCGCTTGTCAACTACGGCGCTAACCCACACACGGCGGGGCTGACCTCGCTACGTAGTGCCGAGATCGCCCGCGTGCTGCGGGAAATCAGCGACGGACCGGTGAACGAGGAGCGCATTCGTGCTGTCCTCGCCTCCCTCGACGAAGCCCGCGAAGAGGCTCCCGAGGTCGAATCGGTCGACCTGTCGCTGTACGAAGCGCGCGTTCGAGCGCTGCACCTCTAACCACGAAGGCACTTCCCCACGTGGGGAGGTGGCCTCTCCATGCCCAAAAACAGGAGTGCCACACATGCGTGACGTCATCAACGGCGTGATCGCCAACCGCACCGAGGCTCGCGGCAAGCTCGACGCGATGCTAGAGAAGGTCAAGGGCGAGTCCCGGGGTCTGTCCGAGGACGAGAAGACCGAGTTCGACAAGGGCGAGGCCGAGGTTCGCGCGTTCGACGCTCGGATTGCCGAGCTGGACGCTCAGATTCAGGCCGACGAGAAGGCTTCCGAGGTCGCGAAGCGCTACGCGTCCGGCCTTCAGGTCACCAGCGAGCCCGAGGTGTACCGCCGGGGGACCGGTCAGCGTTCCTACTTCAAGGATCTGCACCTCGCCCGCAACAAGGGTGACCGTGACGCGCTGGACCGACTTCAGCGCAACGACCGGATGCGCACCGAGGCCGAGAAGCGAGCCCTGACCACGGTCAACGGCGCGGGTGGCGAGTTCGTGCCTCCGCAGTGGCTAGAGAACGAGTTCGTTCGCCTCGCCCGCCCGGGTCGCATCACTGCGAACCTGACTCCCACCTTCGATCTACCGGCGGGCACTGACTCGCTGAACATTCCGAAGGTGAACACCGGTACTGCGGTTGCTCAGCAGACCTCGCAGAACACTGCGGTGCAGCAGACCGACCTGACCACCGGCAGCATTTCGAGCCCGGTCGTGACCATCGCTGGTGGTCAGACCATCAGCCTTCAGCTGCTGGAGCAGTCTCCGCTGAACGTGGATGAACTGATCCTAGGCGACCTCGCTGCGGCCTACGCCGTGTCGCTGAACGCTCAGGTTCTCTCTGCTGCGGGTGGCGCGGGCAACCTGACCGGCATCACCAAGCTTGCCGGAACGAACGCGATTTCGTACGTCAGCGCCTCGCCGACCGTCTCGCTTCTGTACAGCAAGATCGCCGGTGCGATCCAGGCCGTGCACACCTCGCGGTTCCTGCCCCCGGACGTCATCATCATGCACCCGCGTCGGTGGGCGTACCTGATCGCCGCTTCGGACAGCTCGAACCGGCCTCTCGTCACCCCGCGTGCGCAGGTCCCCATGAACGCCCTCGCGAACATGGGCGAGGTCGCTTCTCAGGGGTACGTCGGCGAGATGCAGGGTCTTCCGGTCTACGTTGACCCGGGCATCACCGTGACCAACGGTGCGGGCACCGAAGACATCATCATCGTTGCCCGCATGGCCGACCTGATGCTGTGGGAGTCCAACGTTCGGGCCGAGGCGTTTCAGCAGACCTTCGCTCAGAACCTCTCGGTGTTCATCCGGCTGTACAACTACGCGAGCTTCCAGGCCGCGCGGTACCCGCAGAGCATCAGCATCGTGTCCGGTACCGGTCTGATCGCTCCGACCTTCTAAGTCGGCCCGTTAGGGGTCACTTCCCCACGTGGGGAGGTGGCCCCGACCCCCGAAGGGAGTCAGTCCGTGTCTCTGATCTATTACACGGGGCAGGACGTAGGACTGACTGCCTCACCCCTCGACGACGAGGGGGCACCCGTGGCGGGGTCTGTGTCCGTCTCTGTGACCGTCACAGACCCGTCCGGGTCTCTCAGTACCCCGTCCGTCTCTCCGCCCGTCAGCGGGGCGTACAGTGCCGTTGTGCCTGCCGTCTCGACGTCGGGCGTGTGGCTGGTCCGATGGACTGCCACCGGAACCGGCGTTGCATGGGTCTCTGAGACTCAGTTTCAGGTCCGCCCGGTCGGCGTTGAACAGATGGTCGACCTTCCGAGCGTGAAGGCTCACCTGAACATCCCTGCCAACGATGACCGGCAGGACGACGAACTACAGGGCTTCATTCTCGCGGCTGCCGACCTCGCCCGAGATTTCTGCGGCCCGTTCCTCCCCGAGACACACACTCAGTTCTTCAACGGCAACGTCCCGACCGTGGTCCCTGACTGGCTGCCCATTATCAAGGTGCTGTCGGTTACGGAGTTCTACGGCGTGTCTTCCTGGGTGCTGACGGAACAGCCCCTCGACGGCCCCGTGAATCAGTTCGCCTACACGGTCGACTACCAAACCGGCGGCATCACTCGCCGGTCCTACAGCGGCGACGCTGCACTGTTCGCCGGGGGAGTGAAGAACGTCAAGGTCGTGTATTCGGCCGGACGCGCTTCGGTCCCTTGGAACGTGCGCCTCGGCTGCCTCGAACTGATCCGCCACCTATGGCAGTTGACGCAACAGGGCGGCCGACCGAAGTTCGGCGGTGCTGGCCTCGACGGCTCCGACGTTGCAGCCCCGACCGGCTTCGCGCTGCCCAACCGTGTGATTCAGCTATGGGGCCCGACTCGACGACCCCCGGGAATCGCCTAGTGAACATACCCGCGAGTTCCGCGCCCGTTGCGCGCAAGTACCTGTATGACGCGCTGAATCTGGCGCTCACCCCCGACTCGCTCAGCAAGTCGTCGAGCCTTCTCGTCTGTTACGACCAGCCGGGCCCGAATCAGCCGGACGACATTGTGTCGGTCGGCAAGGTTCACCGGCAGATCGGCGTAAGCGCCATGGTCGGCGACGGCGGGGCGGGGTGGCTCGAAGAGAACTACACGATTGAAGTCCTGGTCGACGTCTTCCGGGGTGGCGATTCCGCCCCTGCCGCGTACAACCGCGCATCCGGCCTAGTCGACGCAATCGTTGCAGTCGTCCGCGCTGACCTATCGCTAGGCGGTGCGGTACTGCGCGCTAAGCCCACGTCCGACCTGACCGAAGTCGAGTGGGACGACGACCACGGCGGGCAGCGCGCGACGTCCACCCTCGAAGTCTCTTGCTACCAAAGGATTTAGCGTGCCCGCATTCACCTACACCGGCACCGATGACCGCTATTACCCCGGGATCGGCCGCGAGGTCCGCCCCGGTGACTCCGTCAACTGGGATGCCGACCCCGAAGACGGCCGTTGGTCCGCCCTCGGCGACCCGGCCCCGGCTGCCCCTGCCCCTGTCACTGCCCCTGCCGCTCCCGCTGTCATCGACGCGTCCGAGGCGGCCCCGACTTCGAACGGTGGTGCTGCGTAATGCCGCAGAGCACGGCTAAGAGTTTCCTCGGAATCGCGAAGGAGGCGACCTACGGCACTGCGGTGCCCCCGACTGCCTTCCTTCCGGTGACGACCATCACGCCGAAGGACGCTGTGACGCTGATCCCCGATAAGGGGTGGCGAGGCAGCATGGTCGAGCTGTACGGCGAGACTGCCGGGCCGATCTATTCGACCATCGACTTCGACGGCGACGTGTACGCCGATACCCTCGGCTTCCTACTGGCGGGCGTCCTCGGCGACGTCACCGTGACCGGCTCGACTGCCCCGTTCTCGCACGCCTTCGCGGTGCTGAATTCCGGTACCGGGCAGCCGACTTCGTACACCGTGACCGACTCCTACGCGGTCGCGTCCCGGGCGTACGCGGGCGCGAAGTTCTCCGAGCTGGGTCTGAAGTGGAACGCCGACGGTCTTCTGACCTTCTCGGCGAAGGCCACTTCTCAGGGCAGCGTTACCGCGACCCTGCCGACGTCGAGCTTCACCAGCGTTCCGCCGTTCACCGGCTGGTCCGGCACGGCGAAGATCGCCGGTGTCGTGCAGGCGGGTTGCCTCGACGCCGAGGTGACTATCAAGCGCCCCGTCAGCGTGCTGAACACTGTCGACGGCACGCAGGGTCCGGCCGCACTGTGGTCCGGCCCGGTCAGCGTTGACGGGAAGATGACGCTGATCATGGAGGACGACACTCAGCTGACCAACTACCTGACTGCCGTTCAGCCTGCCCTCGAATTCGCGTGGTCGCAGGGAACCGGCGTCACTCAGACCGGTCTGAACCTGCACATGTCCAAGTGCGCTTACAGCGCTGCGGACATCACCCGGGGCAAGGATTACGTCGAGGTCCCGGTGACCTTCTCGGCTATTGCCAACATCACCGACATTGGCACCTCGGCGGGTTACTCCCCGATCAAGGCCACCCTAACCAACGCTATTGCTGCTGGAGTGTTCAAGTAATGACCGACGTCGCCACTGTCCCCACCGTCAACCCTGCCGAGGCTTCCCGTGTGCTGCTGCCGTCCGGCGCAACCGCCGACCTCCGCCCGGTCGCCGACGTCACCGAGCGTCTTCGCCGCCCGATCAAGCGCATTCAGACCACCCTCGCGGGCATGCCCGCCTTCGCGGCTGCGGTCGCCGAGGCGTCCAAGTCCGAGGGCACCGACCTGACCCCCGAGGCTCAGCTTCGGATCGCTGCGGGCATGGGCGAGGCGTTCGACCTTCTCGAAGGTCTGAATGACTCCCTGATCGTCGCTGCGGTCCGTGGCTGGTCCTTCCCCTTCCCGGTCACTGCCGACGCCTGTCAGGACCTTCCGGGGCGCGACCTCGACGCCCTACGGACCGTCGTCAGCCCGTACCTGAAGGAGCTAATGCCCGACTTCGAGCCGACCCCGGTCGCCGATTCCCCTTCCGTGCCCTCCGCCGCCTAGCTTCGGCGCTGGAGGGGAACACGGCTTACACCCCGGACGAATACCCGTCGGAGGAATACCGGACGTGGCGACTCTGCACACTGCTGCATTGTCGCCCGTCCGACCTCGACGACGAATCGGCCCTAGAACTCGATTGGCTTCTAGCCATTGACGACACGGTCGAGCAGGTTCGCCGGAAGCGCGAGGAGGCCGCGAATGGGTGACCCCCGTACCACCTCCCCACGTGGGGAGGTGCCCTAGTGGCTGACGGAATCATGGGTGGCTTCCGCGCCACCGTTGCCGAGACCGAGGCCGCACTTACCGCCATGGATAGGCGAGTTGACGTCGCGACACTGGCGGCACTCAAGAAGTCGCAGCAGGCCGCGAAGACGGCCGTGAAGTCCGGTATGCGCGGCCGTCCCCGATGGGACCGGCGAGGCAATGGCAAGTCCGGCGCGAAGGTGAACCTGAAGCTGAACCCGACGCACGTCACGAAGTCCGGCGGCCCCGGACAGCTAACCGGCCACCTCCGGCGGGCAGTTGGCGCAGTGAAGCGGCCTAAGAAGGTCGAGGGCGGTTGGACCGGCGGTGTCGGCGCGGGTGGCAAGAC